ACATCAACGAAACGAGCTTCACTACGCCCAAGGGTTTGTACTCTGGTGATACATACCTTTGGATTGCGTTCAGAGCACCGCTGAAGTGATGAACATTCTGAAGAAAGGAGGTGTGCCAGATGGCTACACGAGGCAGAAAGCCCAAACCGACCGCACTGAAGCTGCTGGAAGGCAACCCGGGCAAGCGCCCGATCAATGAAAATGAGCCGATCCCGCCCAAGGGTACGGTAAAATGCCCGACTTGGCTGGAACCGGAAGCGAAAAAGGAATGGAAGCGGCTGGCTCCCTCCCTTGAGGCAATGGGTGTACTGACACAGGCAGACCTGACCGCTTTCGCCGGCTACTGTCAGGCATATGCCCGATGGAAAGAGGCTGAGGAGTTCATTTCTCAGCACGGTTCCATCTTCCAGACTCCTTCAGGCTATGTTCAGCAGGTGCCGCAGGTCAGTATTGCCCAGCAGAACCTCAAAATCATGCAGAGTTTCTGCTCTGAATTCGGTCTGACGCCCGCCACCCGTGCTCGAATTATCGCCAATGGCGGCGGCAAGGACGATGTGGCTTCGGATGATCCGATGGAATCCCTGCTGAAGGGAGGCTGGTAAAGTGGCTTTTGACGAAAGAAAAGCCCAGCGTGTGACGCGCTTTATCGAGGCGCTCAAGCACACAAAGGGCGAATTTCACGGGAAACCATTCAAGTTGCTTCCGTGGCAGGAGAAGGTAATTCGGGATGTATTCGGTACAGTGCGCGATGATGATCCCTCCATGCGGCAGTACAACACCGCATACATCGAAATCCCCAAGAAAAACGGCAAGTCTGAGCTTGGAGCCGCGCTTGCCCTCAATATGCTCATCAATGACGATGAGTGGAAGGCTGAAGTCTACAGCTGCGCATCGGATCGCCAGCAGGCTGCCATTGTATTTGATGTTGCTGTCGATATGGTGAAGCAGTCCCCGGCGCTCATGAAGCGGATCAAGATCATTCCTTCCACCAAACGCATGGTGTATCAGCCCACAGGCAGCATCTATCAGGTTCTGTCTTCGGAAGTTGCCACCAAGCATGGTCTGAACGTATCGGCATGCATCTTTGATGAGCTCCACACCCAGCCGACCCGTGCTCTGTATGACGTTATGACGCAGGGCTCCGGTGATGCCCGAAAGCAGCCGCTGTGGTTTTTTCTCACGACTGCCGGCACTGACCGCAACTCCATCTGCTGGGAAGTGCATCAGAAAGCCGTGGATATTATCGAGGGCCGCAAGGTCGATCCTCGCTTCTACCCGGTCATATTCGGTCTGCCAGATGAAGCAGACTGGACAAGTGAAGAAAACTGGTACAAGGCCAACCCGTCGCTCGGAGAAACCATTTCTATAGATAAAGTCCGGGACGCGTACAGGAAAGCCTTGGAGACGCCCGCTGACGAGAACATGTTCCGCCAGCTGCGTCTCAATCAGTGGGTCAAGCAGTCCGTTCGCTGGATGCCTATGGATAAATGGGATGAATGCGGACGGACTGTGGACCCGTATTGGCTGGAAGGCCGACCGTGCTATGCAGGACTCGACCTATCAAGCACCTCCGACCTTACGGCGCTGGTGCTGGTATTCCCGCCGACCTCCGAGGAAGAGCCTTATTGGGTTCTTCCTTTTTTCTGGCTCCCGGAAGATACGCTCTCCCTGCGAGTGCGGCGGGATCATGTTCCATATGACCAGTGGGCGCGGATGGGATTCATAAAGACTACCGAGGGCAATGTCGTACACTACGGCTTCATCGAGCAGTTCATCTGCCAGCTGGGCGAACGGTACAACATCCGTGAAATCGCCCATGACCGCTGGAATGCGACCATGATGGTACAGGCGCTGGAGGACGACGGTTTCACGATGGTTCCCTTTGGGCAGGGCTTCAAGGACATGTCGCCTCCGACGAAAGAACTGATGCGCATTGTGCTGGAACACAAGCTGGCACACGGCGGTCATCCCGTTCTTCGCTGGAACATGGACAATGCCTACGTGCGTACCGATCCTGCCGGCAATCTGAAGCTGGATAAAGAAAAATCCACCGAGAAGGTGGACGGTGCAGTTGCCCTCGTTATGGCGCTTGACCGGGCAATGAAGAATCTGAATATCGGCGATTCGGTGTATAACCATCGAGGGCTGCTGGTACTGTGAGGTGAGCATATGCCCAGAAAACCGAAACGCCCATGTAGGCATCCGGGCTGTCCGAACCTCTCTGACAGCGTTTACTGCGAGGTACATCGCAAATTGTATGCCCGGGAGAATGCTTCCGAGCGAGGATACGACAGCAAATGGCGTTCTGCCCGGGCGCTGTTCCTTAAGAAGAATCCTCTTTGCGTCAAATGCAGAGAAAAAAGCAAGCTGACGCCTGCTACGGTTGTTGACCACATCATTCCTCACCGGGGAGATCCCGTTCTGTTCTGGGATCGGAGCAACTGGCAGCCGCTTTGCAAGGACTGCCATGACCACAAGACAGGAACCGGCCTGTAAAAGGAAGTGAGAACTGTGAAGAATCCATTTGCCCGCATGTTTCGCGCACGAGATAAGCCTACGGACGCCGTCTCCTCAGCGCCGACCTTCTATTTCGGCACCAGTGCATCCGGCAAGGCAGTAAATCCGTCCTCTGCCATTCAGGTGTCTGCTGTGTATGCCTGTGTGCGCGTTATTGCTGAAACAATAGCCAGTCTGCCGTTCCATGTGTATGAAACCACGGAAAACGGAAGCAGGAAAGCTCCGGAACATCCGCTGTATCGGCTGATCCACGATGAGCCCAACAAGGAAATGACCTCGTTCATCTTGCGTGAAACGATGCTGGCTCATCTTCTGCTGTACGGCAATGCTTACTGCCAGATCATTCGCACGGGCAGAGACAAGATCGACAGCCTGTATCCGCTTCTGCCGGACAAGATGGAAGTCGACCGGGATGCCAGTGGCCTGCTGATGTACACCTACACCACAAGCGACGGCAAACGCTGGCGGCTCGATCCTCGTGATGTGCTGCACATCCCGGGTCTGGGCTTTGACGGTGTGATGGGCTACAGTCCCATTGCGCTTGAAAAGTCTGCCATCGGTCTGGGGATTGCCGCTGAGGAGTATGGAAGCAAGTTCTTCTCCAACGGCGCACGCCCCAGCGGTATCCTGACGCATCCGAATACGGTGAAAGACCCGGCTGCACTCAGGGCCAGCTGGAACGCTGCCTACGGAAGCTCAACCAATGCCAGCCGCGTTGCTGTGCTTGAGGAAGGCATGACCTTCGTTCCTCTGAGCCTGCCGAATAACGAAGCGCAGTTTCTTGAGACCCGAAAGTTTCAGGTGTCCGAAATCTGCCGCATCTTCCGTGTGCCTCCGCACATGATCGGCGATCTGGACAGGGCTACCTTCTCCAACATCGAGCATCAGTCCATCGACTTTGCCGTCCATACCATCCGCCCGTGGCTGGTCCGCATCGAACAGGCCATCAACCGCGCTCTTTTCTCTGATAAGGAGAAGGGGCGCTTTTATGTGCAGTTCAATCTGGATGGTCTCATGCGCGGCGACTACAAGAGCCGCATGGAAGGCTATGCCATTGCAAGGCAAAATGGCTGGATGAGCGCCAACGATATCCGTGAACTGGAGAACATGAACGCCATGTCCGACGAAGAAGGCGGCAATGCCTATCTGGTCAACGGCAACATGATTCCCGTCAACCTCGCCGGCATCACTGCCTTCCTTGCTGCCGCCGCATCCGCTGCACAGGCTGAGAACAGTGATCAGGAGTCTGACGGAAACACACCTGAGCAAGAAGAAGCGTCGCCCGCCGAAGACAGCAATCCCCGGAAGCGGCGCAAACCGAAAGGAGGCAGCGCACCTTGAACCAACTGACACTGGGCAGTCTTTTTGACGGCATCGGCGGTTTTCCGCTGGCAGGCATCAAGTCGGGTATTCATCCCGTCTGGGCGTCTGAGATCGAGCCGTTTCCCGTGCGCGTGACGCAGAAACGACTGCCCGATATGAAGCATTACGGCGATGTCAGCAAACTGAACGGCGGCGATCTGGAGCCGGTGAATATCATCACCTTCGGTTCGCCCTGTCAGGACCTCTCCATTGCCGGCAAGCGAAGCGGTCTGGACGGCGCACGTTCCGGCCTGTTCCGCGAAGCCATCCGAATTATCACAGAAATGAGGTGCAAGACCAATGGACGATACCCGAGATGGGCTGTCTGGGAAAACGTGCCGGGCGCCCTGTCCTCGGCGAATGGGCGCGACTTCCGGGAAGTCCTCGAAAGCCTCATCCGCATCAAAGACAAATCGGCAGATGTTCCTATGCCTGACGGCGGCAAGTGGCTGCCAGCCGGCGAGATCCTGGGAGATGATTACTCTCTCGCCTGGCGAATCCTCGATGCCTCGAAGGGCTGGGGAGTCGCACAAAGACGGAAACGTATATTTGCTGTCCTCGATCTTGATGGACAATGTGCCGGATCGGTACTCTTTGAGTCCGAAGGCCTGTCAGGGT